GTAGAACCACTCCTAAAAAAACGGCTACCCTTGCGTGAATTACATGACTTACACGCTGCGGTTAGGTTTTCCATATCCCAGATGTCTCCGCCTACCTTGCGTGATGTGATGTGGTCAACAGTTGCATCTGCACCCTTGAGGTCTTTATGGCAGTAGGTACATTGCCAGCCATCTCTGGCTAACACACGCAACCGTATTAACTTCCACTTACCTGAACCTAGAGCGCTCTTACTCAATGCCATCCCTTAGTCTTAAAGTGTTCCCATGCTGCACATGCGTTGATATATCCTTTATCATCTAACTTATATCTATGCTTTATATACTTTAATCCATAATCTATTTGAGTATAAGCATCAAGACCAATCATTAACTTATTCTTTAATTGTGGTATTCCATAGGTCTGGTGAGTACCACCTAGGTTACCTACTGCTTCAGTCTTCCATGCACTTTCTTTACCATATAACTTAGATATACAACTATATTGCCTACCGCTTTTAATCTGTTGAGCAGTATATGTTTGTACGCTTATTTGTATTATATCTTTGTCATTTACGGAATCAATCTTTTTCTCATACGCCTTAATGCTAATTAAGCAAAGGGCTACCCCTAATGCTACAAGCCACGAACTCGCGAGCAATCCGCTTATGCGGCTCGCGTTAGCGCTTTTAGGCGCTTCGCTTGCTTGAAGCATACTGACCTTGTCAAGTCTCTTACGCATAGATTTACCCTTCGTCTCATTATGTGAGATGTGATTTACCTCACAATAACTATCTTGCAACTATACCTGAAGTCATCCTCATCTAGCCAAGTATCTGAATATCCATTGTCAGCCATAACCCTCACTCCACTCATGACCGCAGTCACTACACTCATGGAAGTAGTCTTTGTTATATTGGATTGTATTAGTGTTGTACTTTAAACACTCAGGGCATTGATCTTTTCGCATACCTTACAGTTCTCTTTATCATAAGTCCAAGAACCGCAAGCGCACCGAATAGGCTCAGTCATTGATTAACTCCATAAACTTAGCCATTGGTAGCAAGACCACATAGTCCTCAACCTTCTCACCCTGCCCATTGCAGCGTAATACTATGAACGAAAGTTTATCTGATTTACGCTCTTTTATCTGTTTAATCCACGCTAAAGGGCTAAACTTTGTTACAGCCTTAACCTCTATGTCAAAAGGAACGCCAAGGATGTCGCTACCTTGGCGCCCTGCCCCAGTTGACTCGGCGAACGGATACCAAGTCTTTAAATACTCTGCCACTACCTTTTGGGTTCTATACCCTCTATGTTTCCTATGTTGGCTCAAGGCTTAGAACCCCAGCCTATCCCTTTAAAGTGTATTGGTACTGAAGTCCACAAACGCTTCAAAGTTCCCCCACATATAGTGCAATGAGGCGTTTGCGAACTAACAGCAAGCACGAGTTCTGTCTCTAGATCACATGGCTCGCATTTGAAATCATATTTAGGCATTATCGTCTTTGTCAACCCTGTTCATTAACTCTGAGCAGACAAAGCAAGTGCCATCTTTAAACACTCTATCATCACCGCACATTTCGCAATGCCTTTCGGATTTGATTATGTGAGCGCCATCATCATCTAACTCAACAGTCCAACCAGAACCGTTAATAAAGGCTATGTAACCCATTATGCACCTCAATTCCAAATTCTTCATATATTGCCCCGTTAGCCTCAAGTAAAGGTATGGTTTGTCTATAAAGCATCAAAGCCTTTGTAAATATCATTGCTGCTTCAAAATCTGTAATTTTCTTATAGTGCCTCTGTAATAATTCTTCAGGTGCATTTTTAAAATAATCTTTTGGATTTTTGTAACCATCCCAATATAACTTTTTAGGCATTATTGCACCTCTGATTCTTCAAAATACCAATGCCCATTTTGAGTGGACTTAGCCCACTTAGCGTGTTCGGTTACACCTTTTTTGCAGACATACCCATAATAAGGCTTGCCCTTACCCTTTGAGATACCCTGTTTAAGTATGTGACCATGCTCACACGCAGGCGGCTCTTTAGGTGTTGAAGTGCCTATTGCATCAATAGCATCACCAATAGACCAAGCAATCTGCTCTGGTTCTTTCTTGGCTTCTAAATCAGCAGCAAAAGACTCTCTAAGTGCAGTCTCAATGATTGCTGAGTTGCCAGACTTACCATAAAGGTTTTGCCTAGACTCTAACTTTTCTTTGAAACTCTTGGGTTCAGTTTCTGCTGCAATGACTTTAGCCATTTCGCTCTGAGATGGTCGCTTTCCTTTAGCGGCGTAACCTGCGTTAGCGAGCGCCCTGCCAATCGCAGAAGTCTCGCAGTTCTCCAATGCAGAAGTCTGATTGACACCGCGATCAGTAATGGTAAACGTTTTTCAGTACTCTCCAGCAGTTCAGTATGAACCATAAAATCAGGATACTCACTAATATACCTTCCAAGTCTCACCTCAACCGTTTCATAATCATTGATATTAAATGCCATCTTCCTCACCTCTCATTTCTCTTACAATTTGATGATAAATCAAACCATAGCCCAATAAATCTTTTAGGGAATCCTCATGGTCGCTGGTTTGAGATAATCTTGATACTTTGACGAGAAGCATGCACATACTTGCTTGCTCTGGCGAAATGTAAGTATCAAGGTAACCCGACCATAGTTCGGATATACGGCGGTGATTGAGAGACGCGTTACCGTAGATATGACCTCTGTCCGACAAAGTAATCCGCACTTCATCTAGCAAGTCCTCAGTTTTTTTCATAGTCAAAAACCGCCCTTGACTTCATGCGTTGTAGTTTTTGTTGGTGTTCTAAACTGGCTTTCCAACCTGAGGAACGCCCAGCCCAGAATCCCTGCTCGTAGTGATGCTCTTTAACAGCCTCATAAATCATGGCTAGTGCGAGCGCAGCAAACATAAATGCTAATGTCCATAATCCTGCATCTCTTAGACTCATGCGTTCACCCATGAACCTGCATAGTCGGTTGTAAATACATATTGCATCATTGCCTCATCAAATGCAAGGCTAAAATCAAAACCTTTTTGCTCTAAATACATTGTTGCAAGTAAGGCTGAAGCATAATTCTCAACCCAATAAATGTATTTATGTGACCAGTTTATTGTGTCTTCAAAACGGTCTTTTTGATCTGTCCAACCGTCATTACCTACCCACTCCATTTGAGATTCTGTTAATCTCTCAAAGTCATGTTTTGTAAGTTTCATATCTTCCCTTTCCTAAGTCCAAGTCCGTTACTTGGATAGGATAAGGGTCGGCTATGACAGCCTAAATATCAATTCTTGTTATGGTGTGTTGTATAACGGTTTTGTTACATTAAGCCTAGAGAATCAAAAGCATCAATCTGCTCATCAATGTCTCTAGGCTCGTAATCTGTTTGCTTACCCATACAATTTACCTTCAAATATAAACGAACCATCTTGGTTGATAGGTACTGTTATGACCTGAACTTTACGGTCTTTTACATAGGCAACAGCAAACCCAGTCTGCCAGTTTGCATAGCCTCTGGTGTATGCCATGCCTGAAGAACTCAAATCTACTAAATTGCCAACCTCAACGCCCCATACAGTACGCCCTAATTGCCCTCTAGAAGCCTCTGTAAAGGCTGAAACCCCTAGTCTATGGGTGTGACCACACACCACGCTCTTTCCTAGCCTTCTAGCCCCATTTAAAGCCGTTTGGGAAGGCACTTGACTAAGAGGGAAAGCGTCTCCATGAACTGCTGTCCAACCGTTAGCCCAGTCAAGTCCGTAAGGGTGGAATTTGATCTTGAGTTTGTCATATCCCATAAAACGCTCATACTGCATTTCGGGTAGGTTGAGGAAAGAAGGTAATCGCTTTTTGATTGATCTGTAAAGTCTAATTCCATGATTACTTCCTAACACATCTGTAACGCCAAGATAGGTTAAAACCTCTTGGGTTAATTTTCTGTCATCATTTATGTTGCCCACCATTTCATCAATAGTGCCAGCATTAAAACCCCCAAGTTGGGGTAAATCTATTTCATCACCAATACAAATAGTCTGGTGGGGATTCCATTTGGCTAAGAACTTGCCAACTGTTTTTACTGCTTGTTCATTAAAAAAAGGTACTTGAAGATCACTTACAAAAGCGATTCGTTTCAATTAGTCCTCATCTTCGTAGGGGTCATGGTCAGGGTTAACAGGGTCAAAGTCAGGGCTGGTTGGGATTAACCAATCTGGAAATGTATTTCTATCGCACATACCGAGTGCCTGATCTACTGGGAAACCTGCTCGCCGTAGGCTCAAGTAATACTCACGAACGCTGATTGCGTAAGCATCTAACCGAGTTAATACTTCCTCGTGTTTGAACTTACCTTTACGGCGTGTTATTTTTCGCTTTTTCTTTTGAGCCATAAGTAAATTCTACTTTCTTTCTATGACAATCCTTAGTAATTCCTCTTGGCGAGTTTCTATTCTTGCTAACCGATCTGCAAGGCTTGAACCGCTATTAGGTGTAAGAGTCCATAACCAGCCTTTAATTAAATATCTAAGACCTAAAAAGAAACTAGTTAGAACTGCGGAGACGGCTGCTGCTAAGCCAGCCCAACTTGCTGCATCCATTATTTCGCATTAACACCGTAGTCAACCTCTTTACCAGAGGAAGGGTCAACGGCTTTCGCTATCGGTGCTACAACTGCACCAAGTAATGTTGCATAGGCAGGGTGAATATCTGCCACTATTGCTAAGGCAACAGTAATGCCAGAGGCTGCTACTGCTCTTAAATAAGACTTAATTGCAGCCTTATGCTTTTTTGATAACTTCATCTGTTCCCCCTAGTAGTGGTATGTTAAAAGGTTTGCCATTTTGGTTTTCTTTAAAACTAATATGAATATGTTTGTTATGAGGATTCAATCCTTTGTACTTAACCCAACGCCAAAAAGATTTAGCACTACAAATCTTGCCCATAAAAATTATATAAAGTATGCGTCTATCACCTTGTTTTGCTGCAAGTCGTATTTGATCTGCCAGATAGATTGCAATTCCTTGTTCTTCAGATAAGCCAGCGTCAATGTCCAATGCGCAGACCTCTCCCAGTTCATTGGGATTATGCTGGGATTTAATACCTCTAGACTGGTGACGCAGATCACCAATCCACCCATCCATGCGTTTATTACGATCTGGGTAGGCAGCATTGACCTGATCTCTAAACTGAGTCGCAGCCTTTGATAACCAAGGCTTCATTTTTAATTTATAAACCTAAAGCCCGAAGGTCATCAGTAGTTAAACCTAATGCTGCTAGTTTGCCTTCGGCTGTTGCCTTGGCTTGGGCTTGGGTTGCATCTTGTGCTGCTTTCCAGGCATCA